TAACTTTTCAGGTTTTTTATATTCTTCTAATAAGTCTATAAATGACACCTTTAAGCATTCTTCACAACGTAAATTTGGTCTACAACATCCATCTATATTACTTTGTTTTGTTGTTACTCTTGCTAAATAACACCTCAAAGCATCATTTGCGTGATTAAAATTTAAAATTTCTTCTTTAATCTTTTCTATCTTTAACATTCTCATTTTCCTTTCCAAAGAATTTATCTTCATTGTCTGCTATGAACGTATATATTCGTTCATCAAGACCAGATGTGATAAAACGTCCATAGCTGTATTCATTTTGTTCATAAGTGCATCCATAATATTCAAACACTTTTAATTCCTGAGCTTTTTTGTACTTAGCTAAATTTTCGGCCGTTATAGTCTCCAGTTTCATTTCACATACACACCTGTAAATTTAAACTTGTTTGCCCATTTATTGATAAATTCAACAACTTCATTTGTTGGTTTACAATTATTATTTCCTCTAAGCTGTTTAATACCGTTATCTGTTAGTTCTAACGTATAAAATGGTTCATTAACGTTTTCTCGCTTTCTCACGAGAAAAATATTTGTTAAACCATTTGCATACTTATCAGCATATGTTTTAACACAGTGATTTAATTTTGCACTTTCTCTAATTAAATCTTCTGATGAATTAGCTGGTGTAATAACATACTTACCATCAGCAAAACGTAATTTATTAAGACCGCTATTCACTCTTTTTAAAATCGCTTCATCTTTTTTCTTTGATTTTACCGTTTCAATCTTCACCATCAAATCATCATGAGCTTTTTTTATGTCATCAGGATATTTGTTAGCATGGTTCATTGGTAAAGCAAACTCTTCGCAAAATCTATAATAATCTTTAATCGTGTGTAAAGAAGTATCCTGCATTTTAAAATAGTCAAATGAATACTTGCTTATGTTTATGTTTGCATATTTATTTTTAGTTATTTCAATCAAACGTAAAAGCTGATTATAATCTTCCTTTTCAAGAATATTAAGCTTATATATGTATTTTTTATTTGTTTTAAACTCGTTAATAGGAATACGAAGTTTTTTTAGCACTGGAATATCCTTTTTTTCAATTCCAATTATATCAATGCCTTTTTTAGACCATCTGAATTTTCTTAAATCTATTTTAAGTAAATAATCAAGACCTAGTTTTGAAATCATTTCAACTGCTGGGTGTTTTTCGTACATAGCTAAATATTCAAATAGTTCACCTAGTTTAAATGAGTTATATTCAAAACCGCTGTATTTGTACTTTGAATTTTTTAGCATTTCGAACACTTCATATTCAGAATTTAAAATATGATAATCTTCTCTTGCTACTGTTCCGTATCCATAGTAAGACATGTTATAAACTGCTAAATTATATGATTTAATAGAATGTTTGTACCATTTATCATGATTTTCGCAATACCATGAGTAACGATTTTCATTATATATCCAGCATTTATAACCATTCATTCCACTATAAATTCTACGTACTAACTGCTTATCACATCCCGCTAATTGTCGCTTAACCTCAAATATCCGTATTTCTTTTTGTTTTTTATACCACATTTGAGTAATATAGAAAGTTCTGCAAATTATTCTATTACGCCAAGGTTCATAAACAGCAGCATAAAAACTATTTACTTGAGTATTCATCTTAGGACGTTTCCAGGATGGATCATCATCACTGATCATCCATCTTTTAAATTTAGAAACGCTATATTGTTTTAACTTTAATGCAGCAAGCTTATCTAAAAGCTTTTCACTATTCGACGTTTTCTTCGTCATAGTAATGCACCGCCCATCCAAACACCACTTGATCTTCAACCATAGCACAACCTTTAACAGCTTGCTTTCTTGCCTGATTTTCAATATATTTAAACATATCAGTGATTGTTTTATTTGGGTTGCGCATTTTTTCACCCATGCCGGGAATTGTCATTAAATGCTGATAAATGACATCTATTTTTATTTTTAAATTATCTGGAACAGTTGCAATCTGTTCCTCAAGTGATTTGGTCTCAGGTTCTTTTTTTACTCTTTCATTCTTTGTTTCAGGCTTAGAATTTTTTTTAGTTTTCTTCTTTACTTCTTTTTTTGGTTCTTCCTTAACTTCTTTTTCAGGTTCGTTTACTGCAGCTTCATTTTCAACAACCTCAGCTTCTTTAATTTCTTCTTTTTGTGGTTCTTCAACCTTAGTTTCTTCTTTTAATAAATCAAACAATCCCATAAATCTTTCCTCCTTTAAATCGACTGCATAGTCAATCCTATTTCTTCAATTACAACAATGACTTTATCCTCTTCACCAAAACGTTTCATAGCCACCTGATCTACGACTTGCACATCATCCTTAAAAGCAACCTTGTTAAGTGCATCTAATATACATTTTTGTATATTATCAACGTCAGGTTTCTTTGTTGGAAGAAATTCATTGTTTAATAATTTAGCTCTTTTTTTCTTACTTAAACTTTTGGCTGGCTTAACATAAATAAACGTCATAACCTTTACAGCTTTATCACTTATGTAATTCCTATATTTGCTTCTATAGCAGTGTTTTATAAATTTTTCATAGTCTGATGTTTTCTTTGGAGTATAGGCTTTTGCAAAACCACCTTGCATAGTAAACTTAGGTCTACCCTTGCCAACTGCTTCACCTGGAACAACAAACCTTAATTTTTTTAGATCATCACTTAATACATCAAGCGAGCATTGGGTCGAAGTCATCTTCGAACTCCTCCTCAAGTTTTTCAGCTTCAGACATTAAATTATCAAGTTCTTTTTCTTCAACATAAGTATCATTTCCAACAACTTCTACCGTTACCTTTTCAGGTAACTCTTCAATTTTATCCATTATTTCAGATGCTAAATCATCATCCTTTTCAAAGTTAATTTTCTGCTGAACAGCCTCACTTTTACGAGGATTATATCTAGTATTGAAAATCAAAGTAATTGATGCAGTAGTATACCCGTTGTCAAATTCAACTGCTTCATTGCATAATATGTATTCAGCATTCCACTCATTTCCAACGCGGTCATTAAAACTATCCCTATCCGAACAAACATAGACATCAAATTTTTTTAATTTATTGATAAACTTCAAATCATCATCACACAACCAAGCCTCAGATAGAGTTACAATTTTAGCAATTTTACATTCATCACCTGAATCCAATTCGAATACATGAGTTGCAAAATAATCGGTATTGACAAAAAACTCCTTAACACTGCTTAAATATTCATCACTGCATGGATAGAATTCCAGTTTTTCAAGTTTAATGTCATCATTAGGCAGCAATGATATCTCATATGCTGCATCTTTAAAATCGTACATTTCGCGATCAAATTTTTCTGTATGATAGTCAAATATTCCTGCATAGTTATTAGCAATAAATTTCAGCTTTTCACCATCACCGAAAATTACAATATTTTTAGAACCAGTTTTCTTGAAAATATCTTTGGCAATTGCTAAAAATTTATATAAAAACGGTTCATAAGACTTTTTAATTAACATTTTTAATTTCCCTTTCATAATAAAATTCTTTTTTTAATAGGTTTTCTTTGATATAAGGAACTTTTAGTCGTAATAGGTAAACTTATTACTCTTATAGTTAAAAACTCCTTAAAATCAAAATTTTACTTATTTTTAAAACTGTATATCATCTTCCATGATGTCGTATGTATTAACATCTTCCATAAAATCACTCGGACCTGACGATCCATTATGAAAATAATTATCGTTGGCCATCTGCTGAACTTTTTGAGTATCCATAGGTGCCTCGTTTTGATTTCTAGTATCAAGGAACTGCACGCTATCGCATCTAACCTCAACAACAAATACTGTTTTACCGTCTTTATCATCGTATGTTCGAGTTTGAATTTTTCCTTCAACACCGACTAAGCTTCCTTTAGAACAATATCTTTCAACATTTTCAGCAGGTTTGCGCCATACAACACAATTAATAAAATCTGCTTGTCGTTGACCGTCTCCGCTTGTAAAATTACGATTTACCGCTAAAGTAAACGAGGTAACCGCGTCGCCTTGTTGAGTTCTTCTAAGTTCAGGATTTCTAGTCATTCGTCCAACAAGGACCACCCTATTAATCATTTTGCAGCCTCTTTTCCAAACGTGCGATTTTTAAGTGCATAGCATTTATTAATTCTTCGTCATAGATTCCATAGATCAATCTAATTTGGGTCAGCATAATATATACATCCGCAAGTTCTTCTACAATCTGACGATAATTAGAAGCTCCTCGTTTTGATTTAATAATTTCTTTTGTGAGTTCGGCCATTTCTTCGACTGCAACATCTAGCTGTGCCTGTTTCCCATATTTACAAATTGCTTTTTTTAACACCGGTATAGGATCTTTGTATTGACTGTTACTTTCGTTAAATGAGCTATTACAAATATTTTCAAATTTTTCATTTATTGTTTTATCTAATATTTTTAAAAGTTCTTCGAGTTCATTATCTCTTTTCATTGTTTTTCTCCTATTCGTACTGTCTATATCATCATCTAATCTATACTTATCTAGACTAGACTGATCTGTGTTTACCAATGGTACACATTTGGTATACCAATATCACTAATATCAATTACTTATATGAAAATCTGTTATTTAAAGTAATTGTCGTTACAATCCTTTCATAATTAGAATTGATATGCTCAGCATACATATCTCTTACTGTATCTTCGTCTAAGTTATAATTTTTTAGTTTTGCCAAAAATTCATTAGCCATCTTTTTATCTTTAAATTTGAATGGATACATAGCATTGGGAGAGCGAACATAAATTGCATAGTTATTACTTAAAGTTTCTATTTCAAATCTTAAAGATGGTTGGATGCTTTTCACTATCTCAGGCAAATTTGGAATATATGTATTTGAACTGGCTAATTTTGTTATCGCGTTTTTTACATCTGTTAAGCTATATTCACAAAGCATGTTGTACCACACATCCTTTGTTACAGAGTCAATTTGCAATTTTCTATTTGGATAAAGTGCATTCATAAATTTTAGAATTTCCGTAATTTCAGATTTTTCCATTTTCCGTTTCCTTTTCAAATTTTTTAGCGATTTTTAAACACATACTATTTATTATTCAAAGTGCTGCATTTTGCATGCATACCGTTCTTTACGTTCTTTACGTTCTTAACGTTCTTATATATAAAGATAGGGACGTTAATTTTTAACCGATAATATGTTATTTTTTAACTTATAATCAGTTAATTTTTAACCGGTAATATGTTATTTTTTAACTTATATCTTCATCGAAAATAAACTGGTAATTCGAATATTTTGTTACATATATCTTTGTATTATTGTTTTTAGTTGTATAGTTTATATAATCTCCTTCTTTTAGGATTTTCATAAATTTATCAACTGTGTTATGTGTTTTCCATCCTAAATCTTCCATTATTGATGGAACTGTTGTGGTAAAAGTACCTATTTCACTTTTGCCACCACTAAACTTGGCATTGAAGAGGCAGTATGTGAATAGGTGCCACGCTTTGGAATCTTTAAATATTGGGTCTTCCATTGCTTTTCTATACAATTTTATATAACCTTTTGTATCTACCTCTTTTGCCATTTATAATTCTTCCTTACATCTGCATTGGATCAATATCTTCTAGCACCGCTTCAGGTTGAGCTTGATTTACAATATTTTCGACAGTTGGTGCTGAATTTTCCTCAATAGATTGAGTTTGCTCTTTTTCGACCGCTGCATTATCAATCACGTTTTCATTATCAACATACTCTGGTTGTAAATCTTTTGTAATAACGGCTTGATCGGATTCAACTGCTTTTTGCATTTCGGTACTTAATAAACCATGTTTAGATAATAATTGTCTTAGCATCGTTTTCTTTGCCATCTCATCAAAATTCTTGTACCAGAATGAACTGTACTTCCACTGCTCGCTTTGTGGAATTTTTCCTTCTTGTAAATCATGATACTTTTCCAAATCAAACGCCATTGAATACGTATCAGCATGATTTTCCATTTTTGTCTTTGACCAGTAAAGTCGTTTAATATAACCGTTTTTCATTTCAAAATATGCCATATATCCAACAACTGGAAGATTCTCTCTGATATCATCATCTTCTACGAATTCAAATTTAGGTCTACCCGTGAACTTGTCACGTCCTTTATATTCGCCCTCTTTAATTTCAATAGCATCAATATCAATATATTCACTAGTTCTAATAGCTAGTTGGAGTAGTCCTTTGTACCCAAGCTGAAATTGTGCTTCTTTAGTCCCTTTCTTACGATTGTTAAATGGAACCATGTAGAAATATCCAAGTTGTGGACTAGGTTTTAAATGTAATGACTGCCCTAATAATGCTGCACTAATGATTGTCTGCGGATCACATTCAGCGAGTGCTGGGTTTGTATTGACTGCACTTGTAATACTTGTAATAAATTCCTGTGAATCAGTCGCACCAACCATTTGATGAATTTTTGTTCTCATTAAATCACTATTGATTAAATTATTAAATACCTTAATTCCAGTTGACTTTGTTTGATTTTTTGCCACTTTACTTTGCATTGCCATGTTAATTAATCTCCTTTACATTGTATTTACTAACCGTTCCTGTTTCTGGCTCAACTAGCTCTTTTTCAATCATTTTTACTTCATTAAAATCAAATTCTTTACTTTGTTTTAGAAATTCCATGTATCTATTCAACATTTGTAGTGATGCTAAATCTCCTGTAAACTCAAATGTTTTAGTCCATGTTTTACCATTAAATTTTTCAGGTGTTTCTTTAATTTCTGTAACAACATATTTTCCAGTTGTTTTAGCAATAATTTCATCACCACGTTTAAATATCTGTTCATCTTTATTAGGTTCAATTGATGGTTGTTGAACCGCTTCTTGTTGTACTTTTTCAAGTTCCTTTTTATGTTGTGTTTCAAGCTGTACTTTTTGATGTTGTAATTCCTTCTCTGCTTCAGCTTTAAGTGCTTCTTTTTGTGTTTTTAAAGCGTTTATTTCATCTGTAATATTCTTTGTAATATCGCCAAGATTATTACCCACTTGATACTGAAGCTTATATTTTTCACGACTTATTAACTTTTCATCTACCCCCACCATAGCGCATGTATTAATGATGGTACTTTCAATAAGCTCCATATCTTTTTTGTATAGATTTTCCTGATTCATTAGGTCGTTAAACTGAGTTTCAGCCTCGCTTTGAAATTTTTTATTTGAGCATGATGCATTTAGCCATTTTTCATCAAATACAAACTTATTAGCATACTCCCTTGAAATCATTTCTTTTTTTATGAGTACTTCTTTAAGCTGCTCAATAATTTCTTCTCTTTCCTTGCGAAGTTTATCTTTTTTTTCTTGGATATAAACATCAACATCATTTGCAATTTTTTGAGCTGTAGTATTAAGTGCCTCTACAACACTTTTTACTTTGTTCTCGTATGTATTAAACGAATCCATATATACTTTTTTGGAACGTTTTCTTTCATCGTCAATGGCTTTTGCCCATTTTCTTAATTCGGGAACAACTCCCGTGCCTTTAGCAATAAAGCTTTTATAATTTTCTTCTGTAACTACAACATTGGCCTTTGCTTTAATAACTGGAATTAAGGCAACCAAGCTATCAACGTTGGAATCAATTGTCGCTCCCTCTGGTTTCGTGTTAGTAACAAGTGTTAAGGCTTTTTCATTCAGCTCAACAATTTCACCTGTGACTGTTGCATTTGCTTCAATAATTTTTTGATCATCAATCAGATTCAGCTCTAATTGTTTAACATCAACTAATTGGTACGTATTTGTATCAATATCTGCCACTGGCGCCCACCATATAAAACCATCATCTGCACGATACAATACAAATATTGCATCCCCTGGATAGTTCATTTTGCTTACAGGTTCTTTATTAGCTAGAAAACAGTTTTTAATAGCTAACCATTCAATAACTTTTTCGAATTCTTCTTTGCTGGCAATCCTTACCGCTGCATAACCGCCTAATACTTTTGTTTTTAAATCTTCCATCTTTTTTTCTCCTTGTTTTCTTCTTTGAAAAATCACTAGTAAAGGTGCATACAACTTGAATAAAACTAATAATTTATTAGAATGTTTTTGTACACTTCTCGTATGATGTGAGCCTGTCATTATTTCTTACTCCAATATAAAGGAGGTGTATATAATGCCAAGAAAAGCTATCGTTAAGGTAATTAGTGAAACACCAACAGGATTGAACCAACGTGTATCAATTAATGGAACTCCTTATACTAACAATCAAGCATATAATAAAGCTGTTAGAAATGAAGTTCCTGGATATCACGGTGTGAATAATAACGGAACAAAATTTATTCGCAGCAATCCTGATAAAAGCAAACGTAATAACCTAGGCTAATCTAGCCCATATTTAATTTGTTTCAATGGCAGGCTCACATCATACGAGAACGCACCTTTATTTTTTAGTTTTTAATAGTAAAGAAGTATAGTCCTATATCTTCTTTATTTATTTTGAGAATCTCACAACATCTCATAATCTCATTGCTTTTGAAATTAGATTTGTTGTTCAACCTCATACTTTTTGTGTAATCAGAAAACCCCATTTTTACCGCCCAGGCTTCTTCTGTATTACAAATCTCTCTGATTCGTCCCCTTAGCTTGGAATAATCAAAAGTATATTCCATAGAAATTTTTGTATTAGCTCTTACTCCCATTCACTGCTCCTCCTCCCTCCTAATCCTTCAATTCTAAATTTCTATTTTCACTGAACGGTGGTGGATCTAAGTGAATAACTTTTTTCCAGAACCAAAGTTCAGTTTTAACCAATAAATCAATATCCTGCCCTAATGTTTCACGGTCCATATAGATAATTCTTGTCTCTTGTTTCCCGTCTCCATCATTAGCCCATGGAATATCTAAAATTGCATATAGCACTGCAAAATTAAACTGAGTTGTATTCAAGTAATGTAAACATTGAAAGAAATATGTAATAGGCATGTTATCTTTGGACCACTGTTTAAGCATTGCAGCATTTTGAATTGTTGTAGATTTAATTTCCAAGATACCTTTTTTATTTGTAGCCTTGTTAATTAAAGCCCCGTCTAAATTAGCTCTCATGAACGGGAATTGCTTATTAGACAAACTAATATCTTTAGTATCTATAACTTCATATTTGTCACTGTACAAAATCTTAAAAAGATTAAACATAACAGGTTCTAAGGCGTTTCCCTTTTCAATTGCCTTGTTTGTAATAAACGATGCTTTAACCTGTCCTGTTTTTTCTTCCCATAGTTCGTATGGTCTTTTATAATTGCTAACATTCATCACTATGCCGGCATCACTACCGCCAATACCTTTATTTCTTAACTCATGCCAATGTTCATCACTTTTTACAAAATCTATATCGCAGTTGTTAAAGAAACTTATATAATCAAAGTCTTTATTCACTAACATCTAATATTGCGTTTGCTCGTTCAATTTCTTCTACTGTGTAAGTTTCTTTAACTGTTTTAACTAGCGTTTCTTTAGCCTCTTTTGTTAATGCACTTTTTCTAATATGCCTTAAATATTCAAGTAAATTTGCTTGTTTTATATCTGTCATTCCAATGCCTCCAGTTCTTTCTTTTTAACAGCAATTTGGCGATTAAGATTTCTTTGCAAATCATAATCTTCATCATCGAAACGATCTTTGCATTGAAGAATATTTAACTGTCTTTCAAGCTCCCAAATTTGATTTTCCAATACCTCTTTACTCATTTCTAATCCTCCTTATTCCTTATAAAAACTTCTAAATATTTTCTATCGAATTTCGAATGATCAGTGACGTAAACATCAATTATTTTGCCTTCAAACGATCCAGTGTCCTCAGCTACATATATATGACCGTCAATCAAAACTTCAGTTCCTAAAGGAATTATTGAAGTATCTACACCAATCGTTCGTCCTTCTACATATTCAGTTCCTAGTTTTGTTGGATAACCTACCCATGGACCATTACATTCCTTACACGTACAATAATTTGTGATTTTGAATATTCCCAATGAAGTTCAAGCGGGTATCTCTCTAACACCTCTAGCAGCAACTTCACGCACTTCCGTGGGGTACTGTTCTTCCCATGTTGCATCTATGTGTTCACATCCCTTTGCAAGAATTCCAGCTAAAGCAAACATAGCTAATATTATTGCCATCACTATTACGCCGGCTTTTGTACTTTCCTTATTAATCATTTTGACTTTCCTCCTAAAACCCTCTATAATGAAGGTGTTATGTATTGGTCTCTCGACCAATTTTTAAAGAAAGGTATTGCGAGTATCTTTCTTTAACTCAGCGACTTGTTCTTCTGTGTAGAACAGGTCGTTTCTTTTTTCTCTCATATTTACTTGGTTTAAAATGTCATACAATTCAATAAGTGCATTTCTATCTGGCACATCAGGGCGATAAACAATTGTATTTTCATCAATCTGCATCTTTATCACTTTTCCTAACCTCCTTGATTAAACATATGCACTTATGTAAGTTCATGTTCTTTATCCAATAACTTTTTTATGTAATTAACTCCTTTTTGATAAACCAAAGTTTTAATATTTATGGCTGTTTCGCTATTTGGTTTCGTATACTTCTGTTCAACAACTCTAAAATATCCACAATCAATATATTTCTGATATGGTTGATTATTATGCATCAACACCTTTTTATTTCTTAAAAACTCAAACAGACGATTTCTTCCATATCCTGGATAATCCAGCACTTTAGCGACATCCGCCATTTGAATAGCAGTTTTACTACTGGCTACTGCATCAAAAAACTCTGCTTTAGGCTTCATTTCAATAACTTGCTGATTAAGATTTTCAATCATTTTTTGACTTTCTATCAAACCTCTAGCAATTATTTTTTCTGGACTGTTCCATTGTTTCTCAACTTCAATAAAATATTGGCGAGCTTCCTTACCCCTTTCATTGCGTTGGAGCATTGCAATTTCTTTGGCCATATCTAGTGTGATTTCATAATCTTGTAATTCTTGTCTTGCTAGGGTGTTAAAAACTTTACGCCCTAAATAATCTTGATTTTTAACAAATCCATATTGTTTCATTCTTTCAAACCAACTTGAGAATCTCTCAGTTAATTCTAAAAATTCATGCAAATCCCTAGCGGACAATGTTATTCGGTCGGCATCATAATTAATTTTTAAAAGTTCATCCATACGATCACTCCTTTCTTAATTTTTCTTACCATGAGGCAAGTATGAGGAAACTATCCACTATTCGTGTGTGTTAAATTGGAAACTTATTTAATCGATTTATTCACTGTAGTTTTGGAGTTTTTAATAATGGTATTTGTATCAATCTAATAATTAGATAATTCCCTCATACCTGCCCCACGATATTTTTTGTTTAACTCCGTTTTTATAACTTCCAATATGCGTCTTTTAAAGACACTTGTTTTTATTTAGAGTTATAATTTAGTTGTGCTTTTGAAAAAACTTTCAACCGTATTTTATGGTGTACATTTCATTTAAAAAAAATAACACTTACTGGTTTTTGTAATGCATTTGCAATTGCAACCATTGTTGAACTTTTTATAATAATACACTCGTTATTTTCTAATTTAGAAATATATGGTCTACTTATACCAGATTTTTCAGATAATTCTTTTTGTGTCATACCCATTTTCTTTCTAAATTGTTTAATTTTGTTCATATCGCACCTCCATTCTTGTGTACACTATTGAGTCCACAAACAAAGTATACTATGGAATACAATATATGTCAATCATGAAATACAAAATTACTATATTTTTTGTTTGTCTTTGTGTACTTTCTAGTTTACACTAAAGCTAGGAGGTGTTTTCTATGGTAAACAATCTTGGTCAATATTTACAAAATGAGCGCAATAAAAGAAATATGAGCCTAAGAGAATTTTCAAAGTACCTAGGTATTAGTCATTCATATCTTAATAAATTAGAAAACGGTGTTGATTCACGTACTGGTAAACCTGTATCGCCAACAATTGAAATGTTAAATGACATCAGTAAATCATTACATGTTTCATTAGAATATCTTTTGGAAATGGCCGGATATGTAAAAAATAGCAATTTAAACAATGAGTATAACTCATTTTCAACACCACAAGAAGCATTGAGTTTTATTCTTAAACAAGAAATGATTGCGGATTATGGTGGATATGATCTTGATACTATGTCTGATGATGAAATAATGGAAATGGCGGAAGATGTGGCAGATATGTTAAAAATTGTTTCAAGAAAGCACAAAAAATAAATAATTATTAAATGGGAGAAATGTGCTATGGAATTAAAGACAAAACTAAAAAATATTGTAAATAACTATAATACAACCAATGTTAAAGAAATATGCGATTACCTAGATATAGAGATTGCGTATACAGAATTTAAAGCAAAAACACTAGAATCACGATTAATGATTGTTGATGGTAATGGTTATATTTTTGTTCGCCCAAATTTAGATGAGCGCTATGAGAATTTTTTGATTGCTCATGAACTCGGACACTATATTCTACATTATGATAAAAACATTAATTTTAACTTTTTAAAGCATATCTATAAAACAAGATTAGAAAAAGAAGCTAATGAATTTGCAATTATATTTCTAACTTATGATGTCAATATGGACAATTATGAAAATTTAGAGTTTTTAGCTAAAGAAAAAGGAATACCACTAAAAATATGGTATACGTTCTTCTAGACATAGTTGTAAGATTTAAAAATATTAACACGAAATAAGGAGGGTAATTTAATATATATGGGATTTAGATATAGAAAAAGTATAAATTTAGGTGGAGGATTTAGGATAAATCTTAGTAAAAGCGGTGTTGGATACAGCTGGGGAACTAAAGGATTCAGATATACAAAAACTGCATCAGGAAGAACTCGAAAAACATATACTATTCCCGGCACTGGAATAAGCCATGTCACTGAAAAGAAAAATGTTTCTAATAGTAACCGTTCGCCCGTTACTAGTGCAGATTCCAATGCTTATGATGTTCAAAAAATAGAAAATTCTAATATTAAAAACTTTCAAGATGACGAATATTCAGAATTTTTAATAGAATTAAAACGCATTATTAGACTTGATACTTTTACTAACTTATTATGTCTCACTATCGTTTTAGCTTTCTCTTTACCAATTCTATGGATTACATTTATTTTAGGTGTGATATGTAAAATTTATTTGCATATTAACGCTCATATTGATTTAAATTATGAGATGGATGACTATAGTGAATATTTGTTTAAAGAAAGACACGATGCTTGGCTTAGTTTATTAAAAAGCAATAAAATATGGTCGAAAAATGCTACTTCAAAAGTAAAAAACAAAAAAATTGCTGCCGGTGCATCAAATCTAATAAAAAGAACTCTGATTAAAAAAAATAAAAAAATTCCGTACTATTTAAAATGTAATGTCGATATTTTCTGTATAGGGCTAGAAAAAGAAAAATTATATTTTTTACCTGATAAAATTTTAATTATAAAAAACGGGAATCCGGGTGTAATACCTTATAACGACGTCAAATTTGAATACACAGAAACAAACTTTATCGAAACAGATAGTGTACCTTCAGATACCCAAATTATTAAGTATACTTGGAAATTCGTTAATAAAAACGGTAAACCAGATAAAAGATATAAAAATAATAAACAGATTCCTATTTGTAAATATGGTGAAATTTCCATAACTAGCAACACTGGATTAAACACGGTACTATTAGTCTCTAATTCAGAAAAAGCTTTAGAATTTGTATCAATGATGAAAACTATACAACAATATATCGAAGAGCAAGAGAATATATAAAATTTTGTTTACTAAAGATAATGATGTATAATACGGGTGTATAGCGGGCTTGCCCCTATAAATCATTTATAGCAGCCTTAGCGCTGATGTTGAGAACACCTAGATTATATTTAGGTGTTTTTCATATTTAAATAATACATAACCAAATACGATAAACACACTTCATAGTGTTTATAATAAATAATTTGAAGGTAGAACAAGTATGAAGAAAATTTTAAGTTTATTTTTAGTCCTTGGACTTTGCTTTGGACTAACTGGTTGTGGAGGTAATGACAACAGTAAAAAAGAAACTCCAAAAAAAGAAGAAGAAAAAGTTGAAAAGCCACTTGATCTAACCGGTACATGGGCTTCTAATGAAGAAGGTACTTATCAAGAAGCGGTTATTTCTGATGGTACTATAGAAATTAACTGGGTTAGTGAAGATGATACTAGATCATTATATTGGGCAGGTACATATGATGCACCAACAAAAGCAACAAATGAATATTCTTGGACCTCAAAAAACGATACTGAGAAAACTAGCGGTGCTATGTTAGCTTCTTCAGATGAAACAAAAGAATTTACATACAAAGATGGTGTCATTAGTTATGAAGCATCTGCAATGGGTAGTACAAAGACAGTTAAATTAGAGAAAAAGTAAAATACCATTAATAAATTATGATTTAAAGATACTCAAGTTCCTGTCGATTATGATAGGAACTTTTTATTAAATAATCTACATTAAAAATTATTAGGAATTAAATATAAGGTAAGGTGAAAAAACAAACATGAATTTTAATTTAACTATGTACCTAGCAATGGGGATAGCAATGTGGGCAATGGCGATTTTTATAAATAAAAATATGATCAGTGAAATTAATACAAATTCTACATGGGAAATAATAGCTTTTACAGGTATACAATATATGTTATTTTTTCTTGTTGTACTATTGTTTGCCTTCGGGCTTGTAGTAATACTATCTTCTCTCACTTTTATGATATCTGATATAGCAGTAAAACTCTATAGCTATATATCTCCAGAAGGAACTATAGAATACAAAGACTGTTTAAGTACTGTTGTAACAATCTTTACAATATTAGGTTCCGTTATGACTGGGTCTTTTGCATATATATTTGGAAAGAGTAACAAAGATGATATATCAAAAATAAAAAAAACAGTAACAGAAATATATAAAAACAATCCAAAAAAACGATTGAGATAACTATGACATGACAGGAGGAATTAAATTGAAAAAAAGAATTGATACAAATCATGAAAAAAATTTAGACTACTTTCAAGATAATTATCCCGAATTATTGGATGATTACATAGATTTTTATGAAAACGGTGTAACATTAAGCGACGGGGAAATTACACCGGAAGATATGGTTGATATTGTAAGAATAACATCAAATTTTAACAAAGATAATTATTTTAAATTAAATTAA